CACCCCCCACTAAACCCCCCCTTTCTTGGCTCCACCAAAAAATTTTTTAATTTTTTTGGGAAAAAAACAACTTTTTTGGCTTATTATATATAGAGGGGGTTCGAGAAATGGATTTCAATAAAATCAGAAATCCCGCCGATATTGCTCGAAATAACAGGAATATGGAAATCAAAAACTACAACACGACGCCCAAAGGTGTTCGGCGAAGACGCTATCGCCACATCATTGAGGCACTAGGAGCACGTAAAGTGAGCCTAGAAGAAATTGGCCTTGGTATTAAAAACCGGGGCGTATTGGATGCCGTCCTTAGCGAGGGTGGTTCACTAGATGACTATGTGGTATTACAGCAGTACGCCAAGGCAATCATCGATGGTGACACCAAGGCGGCTGAGTTTATTCGTGACACTAGTGGTCAAAAACCAACTAATGTTGTGGATATGACGACCACGTCAAGTGGTTTGAGCGAGATGTCGGTCGAGGAGTTGCGTGAGTTAAAAGAGGCCTTAGAGGAAAATGTGGCTGCCGAGAGTGAGACCGTAACAGGCGTCGAGGCAACTTTGGCTGACGACGAGGTAATTTAATTAAAGGAGGTGCCCTTGGGAGGTATGTTTGACGACTTAAAATGTGCATTAGACGACGTGTCGGCTGAGTTACAGCGGCGTGAGTTGCAGAGTTCGTACTTAGAGTATGTTAAGTACACAAACCCCGGCTATATTGAGACTAAGTTTCACCGCTGGCTGACTGGTAAAGTACAGTCGTTTATGGAAAACGACAAGTCTGACGCCGTGGACATACTTCTCCTTAGTGTGCCCCCGCAACACGGCAAATCAGTGACCATAACAGAGACCCTGCCGGCGTGGTGGCTTGGTAGACACCCGGAACGGAAATGGATAATTGCGTCGTATAACAGCGACTTTGCGAGTTCGTTTGGTAGAAAGAACCGTATGAAATGCTTGGAGTACAACGACAAAATATTCAAAGGGTTTGAGTTGGCTGACGCACCGTGTAACAACACGGAGTTTGAGACCACTCGAGGCGGCGGGGTGTATTGTGCTGGTATAACCGCTGGTATTACCGGGCACCCGGCACAGTACATAATAATTGACGACCCGATAAAAAGCCGTGAGGAGGCTGACAGTGAGACTACTAAGGATAAGATATGGGCTGAGTACTTGAGCTCGATAAAAACCCGCCTTAAGCCGGGTAGTAAACTCATAATTATTCAGACCAGGTGGGTCGAGGACGACTTGTTTGGTAGAGTGGCTGAGAACGAGGTGGGGTGTGAGGTAATTAACATACCGTGCGAGTGTGTGGACCCGGCAAACGACCCGCTAGGGCGTGAGCTGGGCGACCCGCTAACACCTGAGCTTGGCAGAGGCAAAGCCTGGCTGAGAGACTTTAAGGTGGTATACCAGAGCAAAGAGGGCTCTCGGGCGTGGGCGGCACTGTACCAGGGCACGCCTGTGGCTGACGGGGGTAACCTCATAAAGAAAGAATGGTGGCGGTACTATGAACCGCAAGACTTGCCGTCGCTACCATACATTATAATAAGTGTGGATGCGGCGTTTAAGGATGGCGACGACAATGACTTCGTGGCTATCAGTGTGTGGGGTAAACGTGACGGCAAGTTCTATATGCTCGACCTGATAAAACAACACTTAAATTTTGTTGAGACGCTAGACGCCATAAGGTACGAGAAATCGCAGTATCCAGACACCCTGTTCGTATTGGTAGAGGACAAGGCTAACGGTAGTGCCATAATTAATGTCCTGAGTAGTGAGATGGAGGGCTTGGTACCTGTTAAGCCGGAGGGTGGTAAAGTTTCGAGAGCGAATGCTGTGACGCCCGCAATCGAGCGAGGTGACGTAATGTTGCCTAAGTATGCGGCCTGGGTCGATGGGTTTATCGCAGAGTGTACAGCCTTTCCTAATGGGGCACACGATGACTGCGTCGATAGTATGACACAGGCCTTAAATAGAATGATATACGTGGACGCAGACGTGGTGGCTCCTAAAAGTGTTAGGTATGCTGAGTGGCTACCCGATATGTGGGAGGACTACGAGAATGCGTCGGACGAGTTAAAAATAGAGTTGATAAAGAGGTGGGGGTACCCACTGGAATGGAGAGATTTAGATGAATGAGAAACTAAATATGTGGCTCGACAGACTTACTGACGCAATGTCTAAGCGGTCTAAATTGGACGCCCGCATAAAGCGGCGTATGAAACTGTACCAGGGTACAGATGAGGTCAGGGACGCTAAACGCCCCGGTGAGGTGGCTAAGAAACGGGCACAGTGCTACCGCAATATGTGCTTTGAGTTGATTGAGACACAAATTAATAACACTATACCCGCACCAAAGGTTACCCCACGAGACGCCTACAACAAAGACTTGGCGTCAATGTTGGAAGGGTACTTGCAAATGGAAATGGACAGGTTGGAGAGTGAGCAACAAAATGACGAGGCTGAACGAGAGACTTATATACAGGGCAACGAGTTCTACCACGTGTATTGGGACGAGAGCCAGAGTACGCCTGTGAGCAATGGTGAGCTGGGTATAAAATTATACCCGCTGAAAAATGTGTACCCGCAACCGGGGATTAGACGGCTGAAAGACGCCGAGTATATATTCACATTTGACTTGGTTAGCGTGGCTAAATTAAAAGAGTTATATGGCGTGACAGTACCTGACACTGAGTTTAAGGGTATGAACACGCTAGTGACTGCTTGGTATTATAATAAAGACGGCTATGTTAGCAAGTTTGGTTGGATTAAGGACACGGAGATAATCGTGTTTGACTATGAGGACTATGAGATACGACAGATACGGGTGTGCAAGGACTGTGAGGAGCCACTATACGGGGCTAACGTGTGTCCTGTATGTGGTAGCACCAAGCACAAGTATATTAGGTTGGAGGACGAGACATTTGACGAGGACTTAATAAAATGGGACGTCAACAACCCCGAGAGTAAGGAAATAGTAATTAAAAAAGGTACGGCATTCCCGTACTACAAAATAAAGCAACTACCGTTCGTGTTACGCAAAAACGTTAGCGTGCCGGACGAGTTGTATGGTGTGAGTGACATTGACTCGTTGGAAAACAACCAGGAGGCTATGAACCAAATACTCACAAAACTAAAAGAGAACATATTAAAAGCCGGTAGCTTTGTAACAAAGCCTGCGGGGGTTAATATTCCAAACAACGACGAGACACTTAAAGTGGTAACCATTAAAGACCCGAATATGATGAAGGCGTTTAGTGTACAGACAGTACAAGCAAACGTGCAACAGGACAACATACTTCAAGAGGAGTTGTACCAAATGGGTCGTGACACTCTTGGTATAACGGACAGTTACCAGGGTAAACGTGACACTACCGCCGAGAGTGGTAAGGCGAAACAGGTCAGTGCGGCACAAGCGGCTGGTAGATTAGAAAGTAAACGCCGTATGAAAGACGCGGCGTACGCTGAGTTGTATGAGCTAATGTTTAAGTTTTTATTGGCTTACTGCGACGAGCCGAGAACGTTTACACAAGTAATGCCTAATGGGGACTACATTGAGGGTAGTTTCAACCGCTATAATTATATTCAGGGTGACATAACTCACCCATACTATAACGACAGGTTCTTGTTTAGCGTGGACGACGCCTCAACATTGGCTAACAACAGGGTTGCCTTGTGGCAAGAAACAAACAACAACTTTGCCAATGGTACATTTGGTAACCCGGCAGACACACAGACGTTGTTGCTGTATTGGAACGTGATGAAAGGCTTAAATTACCCGTTGGCTAAACAGGTTATAAGTAACCTACAACAACGGGCACAACAGTTGCCTGCTGAGTTGCAACAAGCCATAATGGCAAACCCTCAAATATTAGAGACAGTACGAGAGGTTATTGCTACTGGCGACAGCGGAGGAGGTGGTGAGAATGTTCAGAATAGTGAATAATAAAGTATATATAACACGTGGACAGACAGCCACCTACAAAGGTGTGGTTCGCAAAAGCGACGGAACGCCATACAGAATGGACAACAATTGGTGGGACGACGAGGGGGTCGTAAAGGCTAAATTTACGGTCACACAGACCGCTGAGAGTGCCAATGCTGTGTTTGTAAAAGAGGTTAAATTGGTTAAGGGCAGTTATGGCTTTAACACCGGCGTCAGCATTGTTGACGGGGACGACATTGGTGAGGATGGAATAATAGTAAACCTGCCTGGGACAGACTACTCAAACTACTTATACAAGCATATGCTAAACGGGGTGCCAACATATTATAGGTATAGTGGCACGACGGCGCCGGTGGGGTGGAGTTCTACAACGTCACCAAGCAATATGACGAAGTTTGACTGCGTGGTTGAGTTCTCAATCGACAGTGGTGACACGAGTGACTTAATGCCGAGGACATACAAATACCAAATAACTCTTGAAGTTAGGAACAAGGACGACACGTTGACTTTCAAGGACTATTTGTTAGAGTATAAGGATTTTGAGGTCGGAGGTAGTTTAAGTGAGCAACTTCGATGATAAAGAAAATAAAATTGTTGTGGTTGAGACCGAGCAAAATAATGTTTTGCACGGGGGCATTGGTGACTTTGTAGCCATAAATCCCGCGACATACACTACCTATGGTGTGGTTAAAATACAACAAGACGGCGGTATACTGGTTGAGGACGGCGTCATAAAAGTTGATCCTGATTGGATTGCTGCTAAAACAGATACGTTTATATTTACACAAGCCGTAGCTAGCAATGTATGGGAAATAACCCACACACTATCAAAATCCCGCCCCAGTGTAACTGTGGTTGATAGTGCTGAAGATGTAATAGAAGGGGCTGAAATATCTTATATAGATGATACACATATTAAGTTGACGTTTTTAGCGGCGTTTGCCGGTAAAGCGTTTCTCAACTGAGGAGTAATTAATGAAATTTTTGAATAATTTGAATATGTCTCAGAACGAAATACAGAACGCTGTAATTCAAAACCTGGCCGACGCTCCGTCAAATCCAAGAGCTGGTCAGTTATACTGGGACACAACAGATAATAAATTATATATTTATGATGGGACTAAATGGGGTGCTACGGGTGGCGACGACAAAATGGACAAAGTTAACCCAACGGGTACTGGTTATTTTAGTTTGAATAGAAAAGCCGACACTACTATTGGTGAATATTCATTTGCAGAAGGTTATAATACAACATCTAGTGCTTATACGTCACACGCAGAAGGTTATAATACAACAGCTAGTGGCTATGCGTCACACGCGGAAGGCGATAGTACAACCGCGAGTAAGCAAGGTTCACACGCAGAAGGAGCTAATACACAGGCAACTGGGTCTTACTCACACGCAGAAGGTGCTTTATCGCGGGCGACTGGTGAGGGAGCACACGCAGAAGGTCAGTCTACAACCGCGAGTGGCTCGTATTCTCACGCAGAAGGAGCTAATACAAAGGCAACTGGGTCTTACTCACACGTAGAAGGTCAGCGTACGACCGCGAGTGGTTTTTGCTCCCACGTTTTTGGGAAATTTAATATTGAAGATACAAATAGCACATATGTTGAAATAGTTGGTAATGGCGCTATGGGAGATCTTTCTAATGCTCGTACACTAGATTGGAATGGTAATGAAATTTTAGCCGGCACATCAACCGCGACAGAATTCATACGCTCGGGTACAGGCGAAACTTTGTTGAGTGTTCTAAACACCGACGGCACAACCGATTATATGTTGTCTTACAAAGACTCGACGCTTGAAGTTGGTAACTTAGGTAAAGCCATTAAGTTATTAGGTAACGCTACGCGACCTAAATATGAGACTAGTACGACCGCTGAGGGTGGTGTTGACCTCGCCTTGTATAGCGATACGACCGATAAATTAACCGCCAGCAACATAAAAGCGGGTGCCAACATCAATGTTACATCTAGTGGAAATGATGTGACTATTAAAGCCGTCGACGTGGCTACGTTAGGTACTGACGGCAAAGTACCGTTGTCACAATTACCAGACGCTGTTTTAGGGCAGTTGGTATATGGTGGTAATGTTACGACAAACGCTGTGGCTACTTTGACTGATAATGCTAAGAAAAAGCTAGGCACTACATCGGCGACTATTACGCTGACAAATAACACGACAGCTATTACAGGTTATAAGGCTAACGAGGGTATTTACTATATCGCTACGACAGGGTTTACATTCGCTGGCATAACGTTTGAATCTGGCGACTGGTTGATTTCAACGGGTAGCGCTTGGACTAAGATTGATACTTCGGATGCTGTAAATGGTGTTAAAGGCGATAAGGAAACTACTTATAGAACAGGTAATGTAAATATTACACCGGATAACATTGGTGCTGAGCCAAGCGATTCGGCTAGGTTGTTAACCGAGTGGACATATACTAGTTTTGGGAATATACCAGCTGAAACCGCAAGCTATATAGTTACTAGTAGTACTACTGTATATTACGCAAAAACTAGTGCGTCTAAGGGTGCTACGCTTACATTGGAAAAGGGTAGTTTGGTTATTGTTACTGAACTTGGGTCCTATGGAGATGCGGCTGGTACTACATTCACGACACGGCCAAATATGATTGTGATTTATGATAATTATGGTGCAACGCTATTGCATTGCAATACTTGGTGGAGCGAAGATAATTTCAATTTCGAGCATTTGCCAGCACCATATGGTCTTAAAGTGAATGGTTACGAAATAAGCGATATATATAGTGTAGGGCACCGCCCTATACTTTATGTTCCAACAGACGCGGGTACGAAAGGGCAAATATTGACATCAAGCGGGACAGGCGAACCAATTTGGAAAACCTTGACGTTGTTAAGTAAAGCAACGGTAACCAATGACGCGTTAACACCTAGTGGTGGAGTGTGTACGTGGAGTATTACAAATAGCATTGGTAGTGCCGACGTCTCGGTTGATATTTATGAGGTATCGACAAACGAGAAAGTATTAGCCAATGTTGTTGTTACTAGTTCTACGATAACCGTGTCTATTGCGTCTACGGCAAATATAACCGCCGGAACATATAAGGCTGTAATAATCGGCTAAAAGGAGTTATAAATGAAAAATATAAGTACTGTAACGAGAGATTTAGATGTTACAAGAAAACTTGATTTAGATAACGTATCAAGTACAATTACCACTAAATTGGCTAGTAAGTTGACTGTGTATCCTTTAAGCAGTTATAACGCCAATACGTGTTATAACGAGGGTGTATATTTAATAAGCGCTGGTTCAAATTGTCCAAGTGGTAGTTCATTTGGTTCTTTGTTTGTTATGCCATACAGAAAGGCCACTGGTAACACTCAACCTGACTTTTGTACACAAATATATATGCCTAATGGCGATGACTCGAGTAAACCATACTCAATGTTTTATAGAACTAGTTTGAAGTCGGGTTGGAACTCGTGGCAAGAAGTCGTTACGTTAGCGGTGAACCAAACGATTACGGGTATTAAAACGTTCAGTGATTATATTAAAACCCCACAAGTTGCCAACACTAGTGGCAAAGCTCTTGTGAGATATAAAGATACTGAGGTTAAGTCTGTATTTGGTAATGACAGTTCGGCTAGTGTGCTTATGGGCAATACCACAAGACCGTATTATAGTAATAGTGGTAGTGACTTTACAGGTAATGAAATTGCGTTGTATAGTGATCTCACCAATAAACTCACCACTAGTAATATTATAGCCGGTAGTAATATAACCTTAACTACTAGTGGTAATAACGTTACTATTAATGCTGAAACTGGTGAGGGCGGAACTAATGTTTATGTCAGTGGCGGAAAAGTAGCCGCTGTTAACTTCGATAGCGACCCACAAACGCAAATCAACAAAAAAATGGATAGTATGGACCCGACGGGGACAGGCTCATTTAGTTTGAATAGAAAAGCCGGTACGACGGTTGGCAATATGTCTGTTGCGATAGGCTCTGATACAACAGCTAGTGGTGACTGGTCACACGCGGAAAGTGCCAGCACAACCGCTAGTGGCAATTGTGCACACGCAGAAGGTAGTCTCACAACCGCTAGTGGCTATGCTTCCCACGCGGAAGGCGATAGCACAATAGCTAGTGGTGATTGTTCACACGCAGAAGGTCAGCGTACGACCGCGAGTGGTTTTTGCTCCCACGCGGAAGGTTCTGATACAATAGCTAGTGGAGATTTCTCACACGTAGAAGGTAGGGATACAAAAGCTAGTGGTTCGTATTCCCACGTTTTTGGGAAATATAATATTGAAGATACAAATAGCACATGTGTTGAAATAGTTGGTAATGGTGGTGGTTCAACCGTTCGTTCTAACGCGCGGACACTAGATTGGTCGGGGAACGAGTGGCTTGCAGGGAAAATAACCCCTAGTGGTGGCTTATCAGACGGCAACAACGACACGTATGCTTTGAAAATACCCGATACTACATCGTGGACTGCTGATAAAACTATCGCTACTATCGATGAGTTAAATTCCGCAATAACCAACCTGCAAACACAAATAAATAATATGCTGAACGGAACAACAACATTTACTAAAGTTACCGCTAAAATTGTGGATTTGGTAGATTAAAAGGAGTATATATGGCAATTAAGTGTAAAGATACTTATTATAAATTAGTTAACGCGGACATCGATTATGTCAATCAAAAAGCGTTTGCTACTTTTAACCGTTACGAAACAGAAGAATGCCGGCTAAAAGAAAAAGAATTGGCTACTACAGCGGCGATGTTGTGCGATAAAATTATTACAAAAGTACAGGATGAATTAGCTGTTTTAGGTGAATATGTTAGTACAACGTACGGTGTTTCTGTTGGTGATATTGTTGATGGGGATTCTTTTTTGCAAGAACACCCAGATGTAAAAGCGCGTGCAGATGATTGGAACGCGTTTCAATTAGAAGGTATACTGATTAGAGATTCGCTTTTGTGTAAGAACTTAGATATTGAGACATTGAAATTTAAGGACATTTGGTGTGGTCTTGGGCTAACACAAGATTTGTGTACTAACGTGAGTTCTAATGGGTCTTCGGGTTTTTTGATAACAGATCTTACCGGGTATAACATAGGCGATATTTATAAACAGTCTAAAACGGTGTTTTCCGATGAGGTAATTGATTGTTAAAAGGAGATTTTTATGGCTGGTAAAATTTTATTAAACGGTACAGATGTTACCTCACGTGTGTATTTGGTAACTGCTAGCGATTCTAGAACAAAATACACTTTATTGGGGAGTAAGTTAACCGGCTGGTCAACAGAGGTAGACGCCGGGACTAAAAAGGGTTTAACCGCGATAAATACGACGCTAGATGGTTTTGCGGGTCACGTATATAAAAACGGTGTTGTAGCCCCCATAGCAATGATGGGGTCTAGACCCGTTAACAAAACTCGATTATTTATATCCACTTTTCAAACTTTGACTATTACCGCAAATTCTAACGGAAAACTAACTATTGTTGACCAAGACCCGCAGACGTATGAAGTATCGTTAACCGAGACAGGCGTCGATACAAACGTTCCATATCTAAATTTTGACCTTGTGTTATGGGGTGGTGGCGGTAAAGGTGGGAGTGGCGCGTACTTCTTTTTGCAAGGTAACTGGGGTGGCGTTGGTGGTAGTGGTGGAGGAAAAGCCATTGTGAACGTCACTTTACGAGTGGGAGAAACGGTTACTCTCAAACTGTACGAAGCCAGCTCGACTTCTGGAGAGGATACCGCGTCCGATAACCAGCGGTATTTTGCGGGGTGTACGGTATTATATTTCGATGATACGGAGTTGCTTACGGCTATGGGTGGTGCTTCAGGTTTATCAAATCACCCGAGGTCGGCTAGTATGAACAATCGTATTATGGTTAGTGAAACAAGTGTAATTTTTGCCACCGACGCAATGCGTTCTAAACAAGGTCAGTCGTTTTATGACTCGTCCGGGAACCTTAGAGCTCGTTTTGTAACAGTTAACGCTATTAAAGGTGGTTACTGGGTACTTAACGGAAACAACGGCAACGCGTCAACATTTCCAAGCACTAATAGTGGTATTTTTAGCAATTATGTTAATGATGATTTATTTCAAGGAAATCCCGAACACTTGTTGGGGGTTATACCCCAAACGGGTAGTGGAGGTACTTCAGTAAATAATAAATACGAGCAAAACCGTGGTAGTGGCGGTGGAGGGAGTTATATGCAGGGTGGTACCGCAGGCGACGCCAGTGGCAGTAGCGCCGGTGCGCGTGGTAGTTTTGGTGGCGGTGGAGGTGGCGCGGGTTCTCCGGCAGGAGGCGCCCAAGGCGGCAGTGGCGGTAACCACGGGTGCGCTATATTTTATTAAAGGAGTAACACTTATGACAAATAATGAGGCTATTGGCATTAGTGCGTTTATCGAAAGAAACGCTCGCTTAGAGGCTAAGACTATCGAGGAATACTCTTGTTTCTTAAAAACATTGAACGAGAGTAATTTACCCGACAGGGCTAAAACTTTGGTTAGTAATGCTGTAAGTGAGATTATTTCTGACGAGTTAAACCATCAACAGAAATTACAAGAAATTTATGTTTATTTAACGGACATTCGTCCTAATAAAGATTAAGGAGGTGTACTTATGTACCCATACGATAATTTTGGAAATTATAACCCCGACTGGACGTATAGACCTAAGTCCACGGAACGAAGTACTACGAACAAAATATTTGTTAATGGTATAGAGGACGTGCGAAATATTATGTCTCCGCCTGGAACGGATATGATTTATTTGGACACTAACTTGCCAAAGTTGTACTGTAAAATGGTTGACAACTACGGCGGAGTTACTATTGACGTTTATAATATAACAAAAGAAGGTGGTGCCCCCGACAAAGACACCTTGACGGGTATACTAGAACGACTTACTAAATTGGAACAAGCCTTTAAGTCGGCGACACCACAAGAGTAGGTGACTTATGGCTGAGGAAACTATAAGTGCTTTGAAAAAGGAAAATAAGCAACTAAAGAATACTATTCTTGAATTACAAGAGACAATAGCTGAATTGTTTGCAGAAAATGCGTCATTGAAATTGTTTGTAGGAGGTAACGACAAATGAACCCACTCAACAACTCTGGTGGATTACCAAGAGAACTTATGAACAATATACAAGACGTTAAAAAGTTGGTAGCACAAGGTAATTTGATTAATAATCAATTATACCAAAGCATACAGCGAGCGTATAGCGGACAGAACTTACAACAAGTTGTAACCCAAATATGCCGTCAGCGTGGTATAAACCTTGAACAGTTACTTAAAGAGTTGCAATCCTAACGGAATAACCGCTTGGGGTTGTAAAAGCCTGTATACATAACCAAGTGTTTATTCAAATATTTTTATAGAGGTGAGTATATGGAAGATTCAAGTGGAATTCAGCCAGTAATGACTATGAACCCAACAAACTCTAGTATGTTTGGGAACGAGGGCATTTGGCTATTTGCCATCCTTGCTTTGATGTGGGGTGGCGGAGGTTTGTTTGGTAACCGAGGCGGGAACGACTTTATGACAGACCGTCCTGCAACGGCTAACGACGTTACACAAGCGTCTAATTTTGCGGCTTTGGAGCGACAAAATAATGAGGGTGTAGCGGCAACTAGACAAATCGGTTATGACCTTCAATCTGCTATTAAAGATGCGAATTACAATACTTTAAGTGAGTTGCGTGATTTGCAAGCCGCTGTGGCTGATGGGAACGCGAGGTCGCAAGCTTGTTGTTGTGCAATCCAAAAAGAAATTTTGACTAACCGGTACGAAAGTGCTTTGAACACGAGTTCAATCAATTCTAACACTACCGCTGGTATTCAAAAGATTTTGGACGCAATATCAACAAACAGGATTGCTGATATGCAGAACCAAATTAACCAGTTACAATTACAGAACGCTATGAGCGGTGTCGTGAGATACCCAAATGCGTGGGCGTACAATGCAGGCGTATCGCCTTTCTGTGCAGGTAACTATGGTTGTGGTAATGGTAACATTTAACAACCAGTCTATAAAAAATATTGTGGGGTGCTAATTAAATGGCAAAAGCGAGTATATACGCTGTAAATACAACAGCGACTTCGGTTGTGTCCAACGGGACGCTACCTATAACAACGGTTGTTCGTAGACCTTGCAACAACAATGTTTCATTGGTAAACAATGGCATTGCGGTGCAAGATAGGTATTCCAGTTACTATGAGGTGACGGTCAACGCAACGTTTACCGCACCAGTGGCTGGTGACATTACAATAGCGTTGTACCAAAACGGTACGGCTATTCCAGGAGCTACGGCAACTGAAACAATAACGACGGCTACCACGGAGTATAGAAATGTGAGTTTCACCGCATTGGTAAAGGCTACAGGCAACTGTTATACAGATAGTCTTACTATTGTGGACACGGGGGTTGGTATAACACTTACTAACCTTGGTATAGTGGTAACCAAGCGTTAACCACGGGGTTTGGTGAGAGCCCATTAAAACTCACCACCATTTGGCTGCAAAACGGGTGACCACCGAACCTCGCCAAAAAATGTGTTAAAGGATTTCAGAGATGGAAGATGAATTTGCTGCTAATGTTGAGAACGAAACCGTTTCTCAACCCGACTCGCAATCGGATGTAACGCAAACACAAGCATTTGCAAAAAGGCTTAGTGAGGCTACCAAAAAGGCGAAAGCCGAGGCTGCCGAGGAAACTAAGGCTCACATTGCAGAGAGTTTTGGGTTTGACAGTTGGGAGTCCTATTTGGAGGCTCAACAAAACGATACCATTAAGGGCAGAGGGTATGAACCTGAGGAAGTAATACCTCTTATTAAAGAGGCTATGAAAAACGACCCAGAGTACGTTGAGGCTATGAAATACAAAGCCGAGAAAGAGGAAATGGAACGTAACCTATGGGCTCAGAACGCATTGACAGACCTTAATAACACTTATGGTACCGCATACGCTAGTGTGAACGACTTAGACAAAGGGACTATTGACTTGTGGAACAAGGGCGTGGACTTGAAGAAAGCCTATGCAGTTAACAATGTTGATACCATTGTCAACTCTCGTTTGGCACAGGCAAAGACAAAACAGTCTGGTAAAGACCACTTGACTGAACTAGACAACGGGGCAAGTACAGCCTCAGTCGACTTGTCAGCACAAGAGATCCGTATGTTCAAATTGGTTAACCCCGGGGTTACCGACGAACAAATCAGAGATTTTGTCAAAAAAAGTAGACAAAAATAATAAGGAGATTTGCTAAATGATTAAAAGAATGGCAGTATTCAAAAAGTCTATTCCAGTAGCAGCACACAGTTTGCACTGCTTGCCACAGGAAGACTTGATGGTTGGTGATGTTGTAACATTTAACCCAGCCGACAAAAAACTTAACTTACTTAAACCAGCAACAACTGGTACAACTGAAGTTGCTTACGCAACAGCATTGCAGACCGCTATTAAAGCAGGTTTGGAAATTTATTTGGTTTCCCAAGGCGACAACGTAACCTATGGCATTCCAACGGAGTACAAGAACTACAAGGTTTCCCAAGTAGTTAAAGCTAGTACGGCAGACGAGAAAATTGTTACCGCATACCGTGTTGAGTTTGAAACCGACATCGAGTTTACTGGTAACGCTCGTGGCGTATACACCTTGACTTATGTACAAGACCCTGACCACAACTATGGCACTATACCTAGTGACGCTCGCATTACAGAGGGTACTGTACTTACTACACAAATCGCTGCTCTTACCGCAAGCGGTCACGTATTTGATGGCTACTACGCTGACGCAGACTTTACAACTAAATTGGTCGAAAATGTAAGTGTATTTGCACCTGAGACAGGCTTTGACTTTTCAAGCTCTGACAACAAGGTTAAAGTATACGCTAAGTGGGCAAGCTAATAGGAGGAATAGAATAGATGGCAGGAATTATATTTAATATTGATGAAGCTGTGCAGAACAGCGCATTTAACGTTCTTCAAGAACCTTTCAAAATGATGATGACAAATGAGGTAGAGGCTTTTGAAAAGCAATCTATCATCCCTTACTTGTATGTTCAGCAATCTATGGACTCTTTCCAAGAAGAGTACCGTAGTAGAACTTCTATGGACGGCTTTAAGCCAACTGAAGACCTAGAAGTTGCTGGTGTATCTGACTTCGAGGAAAGCTACCGTATGGTAATGAGAACTCAAATTTGGACAAACAGTTTTGTTGTGTCTAAACAAGTAATGGAAGACAACCAAGCACAATCTGTTACACCAGACGCTATGGGCTTTATCAAGTCTTATGGGCGTACTCGTGAAAACTATGCAGTTCGTATGCTTGGTGCAGCACTTGGTGAAGACTACGCAGACTACAAGATTAAGGCTAACGTAAATGGTTGCGGTAATGACACTGTCGATGGTACCATTGAGGGTGTTCGTAGACAATACTTCCACGACAAACACTACACTGTTGGCAAGAAATACGCTCAGTCTAACAAATTTAAGACTACTACCGCTTTGACTTTGGATGGTACTAACCCAGACGACGAGTCTAAGTTGGCTGACCTTATCGGTCAAATCGCCGCAAAAGCAAGTTCTTTCCGTGGCGACAAGGGTGAAATTGTACCTAGTAGCTTTGACACAATTATCGTTTCGTCCGCTGACTACCGTTTGGTTGACACCTTGAAACGTGCTCTTAAAACTCGCTACAACGAGCGTATGGGTAACAATGGGGAAAACCTTTTCTACGGCAAGTACGAATTTGTTGAGAACCCTTACTTGGACGACCTAACAGCATTTGGTCAAGATAAGCACGCAATTCTATTGGTATCTCGTTCTAAGAACAGAGAGACAATGGGTGCTGTATGGAAAGACCGTACTCCACTAGAAGTTCGTTCTTACATCAACGACGACACACAAGCTAACATTTGGGCAGGTCGTGCTCGTTTCGGCGTAACGTTTGGTGACTTCCGTGCTATGGCTTACTTAGCTGTAAACGACACCGACTTGGACAACGCTACAGCATTGACACCAAAGGCAACACAAGTGTACGAAGTACACCAAAACGCCTAATTGATACACAGAGGGTGAGAGTCCCTCTCTATGGGAAAAAGAAGCCAATACCTTTGATTTCCTACTATATTTAAGGAGAAAGATATGAAAACTTGGAACGACATTGAAAAGGCTGTTAACAGTAAGTTAAACGTCACAGGTAGAACAGAGACCGAGAACGAGTACTACAACCAATATGTTGTTTTGGCTAACGAGGCGTTAAACGAGATTGCTAACGGTATTAAACCTATGCTCAAACACTATACATTTGACGTGCTTGCGTTAGATGAGGTGTACACGACAGAGGACGATTTGCCACAGCCAGGTGTTGCTGGCGAGTTGTACTATGTTGTTGGCGGACACGTGGTTTACCAATGGGTCGAGGCTACTCAGGGTTATGGCGAGGTTGAGGTTGACACTGACTGGTATGTGTCGGGCGACCTGGTTACTATGCCAGAGGACTTTATAAGTTTTATTGGCTTGAACGTGTTATGTAACACGTTCCCGTGTCATACGTTCTCGTATTATGGCTACAATAGTATTATTGTTAGAGAGCCTGGCGTGTATGTGGTTGCGTATAACGCAAATTACCCCTTTATTGTAGAGGCTACAATAGACGAATACGAGACATTGTTTAATGAGGACAAGCACCACACGAGAGCGTATTTTGTAACCGGCAACGAGGACTTGGGAATACCAAGAGCTGTGCTAAATTGTTTGCCGTCATACATTGCGTCTAAGTGTTTGCAAGAGGATGATATACAACGCAGTTCTATTTTGTCAAACGACTTTGAGTTACAGTTGAGCAGACTTGACAGCACCGAGTTATATGACGTGGAACATTTTGAGAGTGAAGGAGGGTGGTATTAATGGAAAGACAAGTACTATTAGAAATTGGCAAAACAGGAACTGATTACGACTTTGTTGTTGGTAAAGGTACTAGGGTTGAGAACCTTGAACAAGGACTAGCATACTTTTTAATAGAGGCGTCTAAATACCGCAAAATTGGCACACAAACCTTTTTAGCGGAGGTGGAGCATTGGGTACGACAATTAGAAGAAATCCAGTAACGACAAGTATTCCCTCATACCCTTCACGTAGTATTAAATATCAAACGATAACAAACTTTAAGGGCTTGAACGTAAGCGACAACCCGTTTACACAAGACCCCGAAAGTTGTTCTGCCGCATTAAACGTTTATGTAGATGATAACAACTCGCTTACCGTTAGACCTCGTGTTGAGAGTACTGGTATACCACTCTTATATAGCACAGAAGACAAAGAGGGCAGTACAGCAACTTGTTTGGCTACGTTTAAGATTACAGGGGGTTGGTTCACGATTGAGAAAGACGAGACAAAGACACCTAGTGTATATGGTAGCATAAGAACCGACGGCGGGGTTAATGACCCCGCGGTTAAGAAAATAGTTAATTTTGCCGGCAGCAGTGTTAAAAATATAGCCAATGAAAGTGGTGTATACGACGTGTATGAGAACGGTAACATTATAACAGGCAACGGCACCTTATATTTGTTGGATGGGGACGAGTTAAAGAAAATTGAGCGTGCTAGCGATGAGAATTTCTATTGGGGTTTTGTTGGCGAAAATTATAGTGGAAAATTAAGCGAACAATACGCACCACTGGTTAAATCAATGTATGACCCGCAAACAGAAACTTATTCAAGTTTTCAAGCATATAACGCGCTAAGCAAAAAATATAGGGTTGGATACAAAACTTATGACGATTTTACAGATTTTTCGTCGGATATTTTTTTAGGAAAAAAAGCAACTTTACACACCTCAGATGGCAGTGAGTATTCAACGGAAAAATTAACGAGTATAAACTGTATAACAAATTTTACAAAATTCGATAAGCAATTTGATGAATTAGCTTGCTCAAAGGATATGAAAGCCATTTATGCAATTGAATCCGGAACTAAAGCTGTTGTTTGTTCAAAAGATTATGGGCGAACATTTGAAAGGTTTTGTTATAAGGACGAAAATTCAGAAGTGTTGCAACCTTTATACGCAACTAAAATTACGTGTAATGGCGATGGTAGTGTTGTTTATGTTATTACACAACCAAAAGACTACCGACTATGTAAAATAGTTAATAATGTAATGCTCAGTACTAAAATTCAATTAACTGACAAGCAATTTTCAACGACGTACGAAAATATAGCATATTCTTTCAAGTTTTATTATACAACTGCCTACGGCGAATCAGATTATGTAGATACTTTGGTCATTAAAACTAATGACGATGGTAGTGTGTTATCGATGTGTGGTGCGGCACAAAATATAATTGATGAAGGGTATCCTTCGGCGTATGGTGTTGGCTTGTTTTACACTAACAACTTATCTACCCTACACAAGGATATTTATATTAACACTATATTTTCGAGTGATGCCTACCGTCTATCGATTACGGAAAGAACAATAGAATGTTCGTTTAATGATGATTGTGTTTTGTTGCGTATTCCTAAAAAAGTTGCCTTGCAAAATATTACAACTAGCACTAATAAAACAACCGGTAAGATAACGACAAAAATAAATAGTACGACTTATTGGAAAAGTACGGCGATTGTTGTGTATGATACTACGCTAGCACACCAGTATGGTGTTATTGAAAAACTCACCAATGTTACAAAGGAGTGGGAGACCGATACCGACACATTCGTGCAAACGCTTGACACAAAATTAGACCCTATAACGTGTTTTTATTATAATAACACAATATGTGTGCCATATAGCTATACTGCGGGCTGGCTATATTGCTATCAGTTTTATATAAATCAGCACAAAAAAACGAGTGATGGGTATGGTACATTGATAACACAACCAGCGGGAAACTTCGTCTTTGAGGTCTCGGGTTTTAGCTCGCCGTATTTTGACAGCGTTCATATTATGACTATAAATAACACTTTATATTGTTTTTTACATGAGCATGACCGTGGAACAAAAGTTTGTTCTCTGAGTTTTTCATACCATGAAAGCGATGATGGTACTCGTTTGTATCTGGATGTATCTAAAACTTCTGAAACAGTGGTTCATCCTTTGTCCGATGGAGGAGGATCTATGTATTTGTATGACGCGGGAGATGGCGATTCGCCCTATAGAATAACAAAGTCCGACTCAAACACGTTCAATTCCTCACGGGGCTTAATATATTATTTAGATTCAACTACAAAAAAATTAATGTCCAACAACGCATATTCAAAAGATATTGATTGGCTCACCGTTGAGTATGACGATTATGTATCCGATTACACCAATGTAAATTTAGCTCAATTCTATAAGTTTTTTGATAACCGCCTATGGCTTGGTGGCTATAAGAACTACATTGCTCATAGCGGTTATGACGAGAACGGACAGCCACGACTAGATTATTTCCCTGAAAGTGGTGTGTTTAAGGTTGGTAACGATACTACACCAACAGACGCTATATCAGACTTTACAGGTTTTAACATAGTTTCCGACAATGTTTTGGCTGCGTATAAGCGAAATAGGTTGTACTTATTTACCCAAACAACTCTTGGTGGAGATAGCGGTGTATCGACATATACTTATACCGAAGTCAAGGCAGAACAAGGAAACGAGGCTATCGGGCAACCAATTAATGCCCCTCTGACTTCACTACCATTTCAAATTAACCGAGATGGTATATTCGCGTTAACTTCGCTAACAAATGTATACACCGCCGATAAGGTGGCCACATTATATAGTCAACCAATCAACAGTAAACTTGAATTGGAAGACTTATCAAAACTTAAAACGGTTAAACATAAATATTGGGTATTCTTCGTGTTCCCAGACGAGGACACAAACAGAACTCATATTTATGCGTATGACGACCGTTATTCATATTGGTTCTATTGGGTAGTGCCAATGCAAATAGTGTCAATATATTCCGATGAAAACCTAATGCTTGTTGGCACGGACGGTATTTTGAGAGCGTTTAAGACTAGCGACATTATACAAAACTATAACGCTACAGACAATATATCGTCTATCGAGACGACATATTACGACGTGACGCCCAAACACTCTCAAAAGATAATTCCTTGGTATTGGGTATCGCAAATATTACCGTTAGGCACTATTAGTTACAATAAACACGTGTCAAAGACAACTTTTATTATGGCTGACAGCGACTCAACTGACGGGTACGCGTTTAATTATAGTGTAAAGGCTTGGCGTAAGTCAACCCCAGTGGCTAAATCGTCAGAGGCTAGTGGTTTTGTGTATAGCGTACAATCGACTACAAAGCGGACAAATTTCAATAAAATTAATTTCGCTCAAATAACCTTAACGAACATAGACTTAACCGATAATGTGTTGGAATACAAGGACTATGACGAATATACGAGTTCAATAGACGTGACTAACCAAAAAATAAAACTCATTGGTTTGTCTATGAAATATAGAATTATGGAGGTGTAGTATGGAAATTGAAATGAAAAAGAAATTCTCCACGATAGACTACAACCGTTTGGAGGAGTTGGAACGCTGGCGTGCCATAGAATACCCTAGACGGTTGCGTACTATTAACCAGTATAAGTTTTGGGGGTTTAAGCCCCCTGAAACTAGGTACGACTTAGAAAAAGAGGCGTACGAAAAAGAGCAAGAGTTACGAAAACTTAAAGGTCTTGAACCCTTGCCAGAACTAAAAATGACAAAAATTTTATGAGGTGAAAAATGATTGATTTACAATTACCTACTTGGTTGGTTGACATTTGGAGTGTTTATGGTGGTGTAATTACCCCTATATTTACGACAGTGCTAACTATTCTCGGTAGTGTTCTTGCTTTGGCTGCCAAAAAGAAAGGTGTTCAAAGTAACCAACAAGCCGAGGCGGTATTGGTATTGCTACAAAAAATAGCAAGTGGTGACAATGCCGAAGTCGTTGCGAAAGTTAACGAGTGTGAAACTAAGGCTAACGCTAACGGCGAGAAAATTACACAGATGAGCGACATTATTGCGGGGCTTATGCAAGTATTTGTACTAGCATTTAACAACTCCGACCTTGACCCCGAGGTTAAAGAGCAAATGGAAAACATTATAAACACACTTAAATATGGCAGTACAGACCAAATTGTGGCTGAGTTGAATGCTCAGATTGACGAGTTGAAGGCTCAATTAGACGACTTGTCTAAAAAAATTGAAGAGGAAAACCCAACGGTTGAGGTGGCAACTGAGACCGAAACGGAAACACCAGTAGAACCAACAGCAGTGAGGTTGTAAAATGAAAAAATCCACAAAAATTAGAATTGCTATGATTGTGGTGTATTTAATACCAGTGATTATCGGGGCTATATATTGTGCTCCGTTGATAGTATCTCGCTGGGATAAATGCCTCTCTTTCGTAGGCATTATACTTGCGTTCATAGTTATTATGGTATTCAAAGACGCTATGAAACGAGTTGTAACAAAACCAACATTATTTGTCACGAGCATTATAATGGTTATTATTTCTGCCGTGGCTTGTAGTTTGGGTGAACAATTATTAATTATGTCCAGTTGTGCTTTGTTAGGTGGTGTAATTTCACTACCATTGGCTATTTGGTATAACCAAGAAGTTAGACCGCCTACAAACAAAGAAGTTATGGAACAGTTTGAGAAACTGAAAGGAAGTAACAATGAAAATAGCAATCAAGAAAGTTAAAGACATATTAACCGTAGCACTCACCAGTTTAATGGTTGTAGTGCTTTTCGGCGTTATATTCGTATCGCTTGATTTGGTTGAGCTGAGTTGGAGTTATATATTAGAGTGTTTTATTGTAGTAGTCCTAACGGTACAAATTAAAATTTTGTGGTACCCGTTTGGTGAAGAACGAAGACGAGAACAGCCAGACTTAGAGGAAAAGAAAACTCAGTATTATACTTATGTTGACGCTAACATAAGAAATATGGACGATTTTGAAGTTTTCTTAAAAGAATTAAACCAAGAAAACAAAGACAACTATGTGGCTAACAAAATGGGTAGTCGTACGCTGAAAAATACCCCTGAGGCACAATACAATAAGTTGTATTTCAAATACCTTAGAAAAGCGGACAAATTAAGAGAGATTAGGTCGAGTGACATTGTCGAGTTGACAAACACCAAAGTGGTTGCTGATACGCAAAACTACACCAAACAAAAGAAACGGGCATACCAAATAATTACCACGATTACTAGTGCTGTAATGATGATTGGTTTGGCGTCCATTGCGTTTAAGGAGTTAATGCTGAACCCGGCAAGTATATTTAGGTTTGTAACCTATATTGCGACAATGGGTAGCACAATGGTAACCACCATTTATAAAGCATACACTACATACGGGGCTGAGACATTAGACCACTTGGCTCGGTGTAGTTATGTTGTAAAAAGATATATTAGTTGGAAGGAGGGTAGAGCACTTGGCAACAGCAAACAGAATTACGAACAAAATATATACGTATGATTTAGCCAAAGGCTATGAGGAACAATTAAAGGCTTATGACGCCAATAAAAACGCCGTGTCCGATTGGGACGAATATTTGACAGGTTTACAGTTGCAAACACAAAGTCAGGCTACCAATATAAACACGTCGGCACAGGCGAATATTGCTGACGCATATTCAGCGTATTTGGCTCAACGTCAATACTACGGTGGGTTAAACATTTCAGAGGGCTTAAAACAATCAATGGGGCAACAAGCGTTATCTAGTTTTTCAACTAGCCGGCAAGCCATTGAAACGAAACAAAGTGAGGCGTTGCAAAGTTTGTGGTCTAACTATGCTAGTACAGTAAGTAGTGCCCAAGAGGCTTATACTACACAAGGCACTGAATTGGCTGAGTTAACCGAACAACTATTAGAGTACGCTCAAAGTAGTGAAGGTGGTTTGAGAACGGATGAGTCAGGAAATCCGGTGTATTCGGATTTTGCCAAATTATACGGGGCGGTTAGTTATGCCGACCCTAACAAGTATAAATATGAAAGTTTCTTCGATACAGATGCTGAGGGCAAAACTACTCTGAATAGATTAGGACAATCGGCTATTTCGGTGGCTTTGAACGACCCAGGTTTGGCTGAATACCTACAAGAACTGGACAGTAGTAGTGGGACTGGCTTGTGGGAACTTGCACACAATAATATGAGTTTTTTGCAAGATCTGTTTGTATATGAGCCTGAAAAACGTGCCGAAAAAGAAACTGAAGATTATACCGCTAAAATAAAAGAGTTTGACGCCAAAATTTCAGATGAACTCGACAAATACTATATGGCCAACTTCTTTAATAGAGATTATAGTAAGGTGTCCGCTCTTAAATTAGAACGTGCCACATATGCTGCGAAAACCCTGGGGGATAGTACTTATTTCGATGAATTAATTTCAACTCAAGAAAAGACCATAAAATCAATAGAAGAAAACATAGCAACACTTAAACAGAGATCTCGTAGTGGCGGTTATTTTGCACTGACCTCGGGAGAAAAGATTAAACAAGCACGAAGTGAGCTAGAGAACGCTCGAAAGAAACTGGAAGAACTACAAAAGCAAAAAGGAACGGCACTAGACGAATTTAGATAAAGGAGTTCATATGGAACAATTTTCATTCAAAAAATCATATTTGAACCAAAACGAGTTTGCTCTCGATTTGGCTAGTCAGTCTAAATATTATGACGCTACGGCGTTTGATTTGGCTTTGCGTAATAATACGGCGTCCGAATACGCAGCGTTAGTATATTTCAATAAAGACACCAATTTGGACACTGCTAGTAGTGGTTTGATTACAGACGCCGATTATAAATACCTGGACACTAACGACAAATTAATAGCGTTACAAACCGCTTTTGGCGGTGGAGACGCTAGGAATTACGAGTATTTGGTCGCTAAAATTGATGAGGCAAAAGACTACGAAATATACCAAAACGCCAATTTCCTAGAAAAAGCGGGAGCTAGTGTTATCGGTCTATTGGGAACCGCTGCTAGTGCGATATACAATACGTTAGAAGGAGTTGTAGACGCTGGTGCTGGGTTTGTGAATATGTTTGTTCAAGATGATAGCATTACCGAGTGGATTGCCCAAGACTTTACGGGCGCTGGTGCATTTACCGATAGCGTTGAGCAATTCAAACGCAGATATAGTTGGCTAGACAAAACCACGGTTGGGCAAGTATTAGACGACGCGGTATATAGTATAACTCAGATGAGTGCGTTGTTAATCCCAGGAGTCGGTACAGCGGTATTCGCCGCAGGTATTGCTGGTAACGCAATGGAAGAGGCTGCCCAATATAGTGTCGCAAACGACAAATATATTAGCCCAACCGAGTTATTTGTGTATGGTGCTGAAATAGCTGCAACCGAGTTCGCCATTGAGCGTATAACAATGGGTCTCGGTAAAGCAACTGGTGTCGACAAACTCTTATTTGGTAAATCAGCCGCAAGTGCAATGGGCAAAAACGTTGCCGAGGCAACCGCCAAAGGTAACACTTGGACTTTAACCGCTAGAAAAATTATGGGCGATAGTGTAGGCGAGGGCTTTGAAGAGGCTATAACCGAAATTACTCAAAGTATTATTTGGTGTGCTCAAATTAGTGGTAACTGGGACGACATATCTAGTCCGTCAGACATATTATACGCCGCGATACTTGGTGGACTTGTATCGAGTGGTATTACGGGTACACACATTGCAAAACAAGGCCGCTTGGCTGTAACCAAATCAGGAGATGTTAAATTCGCCAAAGATTTGACTGAGGCTGAACTTAAAAACGCTGCGGTCTTAAACAAAACACAAAGTTTGCTTTTGTCAGATTCGTTACGTTCTGTTAGTAAGTCATTGCAAAAAGAACGTGACTATGTGTTAGAAATTAAAACTCAGGGCGGCAACGTTGAGGAAGGTTGGAGAGCCAACGCAAAACAAGACGCTCAATTAGTACAAAGCACACTTGGTTTAAGCCAATTTTTAGGTACTATTGGTGTTGAGAACTTCAACAAAGCGGGTAAGTTATTAAACAATACTATTCAAGACCAAGCGAACTTAATTAGAACTTTCGCTACTCGCAATAGTATTGAGAACAGACGTGACCGTTTGCGTTATGAGGCCATTATAAAAGAGTTTGAAAGTAGACACCCAGGCGAAACAATTAAAGTAAACGGGACGACTGTGGCTGAACGTAAATTACAACAACTCATAAAAGATAAATTTGGTGTTGATGTATTGTTCGTAACACCAGGCTCTCAAAACGGTATTAGTAGTGTTATTGATGGTATGGCTATCGGGGAAAACACGATTGTAATTCGCTCTGGTTTGATTGGTGCAAAAGGTTTGAACGCCACATTAGAAGTTGTTAAACACGAGTTGGTACATACGTTGCAATTTGAAAGTGGTATAATTACGAGCCAAAGTCTATTGGCTGTTAAACGTTGTGTAAACGACCGTGTTACTAATAAAACAACGGATACCAAACCTATACCAAAGGGTAGGTTGTTAGAGGCTATTAGTGAATCACAAGCGGAGGCGTTGACAACACAACTATTGTTTGATAATGTGACGGCTGAGCGTGTGTTAAACCACAATAGAAATCTGTTCTTTAAGGTGTATAACTGGATGTCCGATTTGGCTGCGAAATGGCGTAATTCGAGGAAAAACGCTGATGGTATTCGTTTTAGCGTTGTCGCTCACCGTATGAGCGACTGGCGTAAGGTAGTAGCCAAGAATATCGGTAACGAGGAAGAGGCTAATTACGCTATTAAACAAATGAGCTTGACTGCCGATGAGGCTAAAGACTTGGTAAATACTTATGTGCCAAATTGGTGGACAGAAAAATATAAGTCAGTAGAGTTGGACTATGACACGGGTACATTAAGCCTTATGGTTGCTGAAAATATACTAGAAAAGAGCCGTAAAAGCGACGATGGGTCAGAGTTTGATTATGGACAAGTATTCAACCCTGAATATTATACAACCGAATTTATAGACTCGCTTAATAAAAACGATATGAAAAAAGGCTTTGTTTATGCTGTTAAGAAAGCCGTTATGAAAAGAACCGGTTATTGTCCAAGTGAATATGGGTTAATCGACACCCGTAATTTGGTAAACGACTTTAACGATAAACTAATTAACTTGTGTATTAAGGGCGACATAACTGAAAAAGATTGGTCTGGTTTTGATACTCTATTCCATTTATTAAACCACGACACCAAAAAAAGGTTTATTTCAAACAACAAGACTTGCGACGCTGCTAATATACCAGTAGTGTTTCAATTCACTGAAAACGGTGTTTCTGGTGTAGAATACTTGCACGACACTAAAACGATTGTGATTACTATGCCTAGAAACTATACAAGTGATAAATTACAATATGACGACTTCGTAACACAACTTAGTGACGCCGCTAGTATGGCTATTGCCGATACTAGAAACTTATACGCTAACAATATCGATAAAGCGATTATTGAAAGTAGTTTGAGTAAACTGGCACCAGAGAGGTTATCTGGGTTGGGTAAAACACTATTGACTAAGAATGAATATAATGAGATTGTTGAGAAGTCTGCTAGCGAGTTAGCCGTAACATTGGCACCAAAAGTTAAAGGACTTACTGTAAGCCAAAGAAATGCTGTTATGAGCGATAAAAACACGCCGGTCGGTTTCTTGTTTGATGGTCAAAAACTTAAAGGTTTTGGTACTATTGAGGACAAGGCATTTGACTTTGAAGTTTTGTTAAGTGGTAGACTAGATGATAAATTACTAAACGACGCTGTTGACGAGTTAAGTGACAGTGCTTTAACCGAGGTATACAAAAGAAATAACAAACTAGAAGGACAAATGAATTTCTTTGGGGAATTGGATAAACCCGTAGAACAAAAACAACCACAAAAAGAACCCGAAAAACAAAAATACGAACCATTGGAGGCAGATGAGCTTGAGTTTGAAACACCAACAGAAACGGAGCCTGCCGAAGTAGTTAGCGAGCCCGTGCAAGATGAGGTACAGACAGCAATAGAGGAACTTCACACTACAGACCAAACGATTAAAGAAAGCATAAAAGAAGTCACTGGTATGTCTGAGAACGCCACATCATTAATTAAGAGTATGCAACGCTATAAATTTGGCGACTATCAAGAGAGTAGAGTTCAAGGTTTGCCAACAAGAGAGGCACAAAAAACTATCGTGTCAAGTTCAAAGCGTTGGGTGGCTGAGTTTGGTGCTCGCGTTGACGCTTTAACCGACGAGGAAGTTAACCAAGTATTAGATTTCGTAGAGAAAACGGACTTGTATACTGTCGGCGAGGATATGTTCGCTGAAATTGATATGATGTTAAACCAATTTAACACTAACGCTAGTAAATACACCCCAGAAACTCGTGAGCGTTTGACTAACGTATTGCGTACAAACCTTAGTGCTGCGGGTAGAACATTGGGTCTTAGAAGTCATTATTTGGCTCAATATGACCAACTCCGTAGTATTAGAGGTCGTTATTATGAGTTGTTTGGTTTAGAGGTTGCTATCCCAGAAGACACTTTAATAGCCTACAACAAGGCTGGTGCTAGAAACGACACCGAAATGCAAAGTAAAATCGAGCGTATGGTGTTGCAAGACCTTGAACCAAAGTTGCGAGAGATTCGTGGTGGTGCCAAAAACATCAATTTCTTGGCAAAAGGGTTGACCAAAGAGGAACGTCGCCGTAGACTTAACAACTTCGCAGATAAAATTACGGCGATCCGTTATTTGGCTATGTTGAGTAACCCGGCAACACACTTGACGAACATTTGGTCAAACACGTTGATTAAAGGGCTTGGTATGGCTACCGATGGTTTTACAAGAATGCTTGAAAACAGAATGGACGACGCCGACTCGTATTACATTGACGAAAATGGTAAGAAAATTCGTATGCATTTCCGTTATACTAGTCAAGAAAAACCAACCAAAGAGGAGTTGGACGCGGTTGAATCGCAGTTTGGTATTTACCTAGACACAATTTGTGACGCAGGTAAGTATGACTACAACCAAGAGACGCCTTTTGGTGAGAGTACCTTGTTGAGACATATGGACCGTAAAACAGTGTTTAGTAATGAAATATTGAAACGGTTAGACTATTTGATTAACGATGTGTCTTTGGGTGGTATGGACCGAAAATTCACCAAACCTGAGTTGCTTAGAGCATTTACGGAAATGCTTAAAGCAAACTTCCCAGAACAATTAAAATGGAGTGTTGAGAATTACGACCCTAAATTTAAGGAACTTAGAGAAAAAGCACTACTCGTTGATGAATATCGGTATAAAATTCAAGTCGAGGTTGATATTGCTCGTAATCAATTGAATGCTGACGATAAGACTTTAAGTGAGAGTGAAAGAGCCTTGCGTAAAGAACACCTATCTAAACTACAAGAGTTGGCTACACTTAAAAAGCAAATCCTTGATTACACGTCGTTAAAAGATGAGGACATCGAGAACGTGCTTGAAAAAGTTATGAATTCCGACAATAGTGACGGGAAGTTGACTCTCATTAGAGATGCTTTGGTGGCAAACCACGCTGGAAAAAGACCGTTAACTTATAACGCAATTCAAGAACAATTAGATGAACAAGCCAAGAAAATTGAAAAAGACGGTATTAGTGCTGAAATCACTATGACAATGCTTGAAGTTGCAACACGTCGTGTTATGGAACGTTACTTGCGTTATGACAACAGAGTGTACAAATTCTGGAACTCTATCGCTAACAAAAACGCGATTACAAAAATATTGTTCTCAGCACCAATACCATTTGCTCGTGTTGTAACGAATATCGCGGCTTATGTTTGTAGACATAGTCCATTTACATTGGCTCGTGGTATAGTCAACACAATTAGAGTAGACGGTATGTTCAAAGATGGTATACCGAAAGAGTGGAAAGATAACATTTGGACATCCCTATTCTATGGGGTAAAAGACCCACGGTTCTTAAAAGCACAAGCCCAATCAGATATCGCAACGGGTGCTGCGGGTACTATTCTAATGTTGGTTGGTGTGGTACTAGACAGTCTTGGAATTATCGGTATCGATGATGATGACGAATACAACGGTTATGTGGTTAACATTGGTGGTATAAAACTCAGATTAAGCGACCTCGCCCCTGCCGCAACACCAATTCTATTTGGTGCCGCTTTGACTAGAGGTATGCGTGAGGGACAATTGGCTGGTATGTTTGAAGCATTTGAGACTAGTATTTCCGAGTACACGATGATTGGTTCGTTTGACAACTTGCTAGAATACAACGATAGCGTGTTTGCTATTGTTGGTAACTCGCTAGGAACATACTTTACTCAATATGTACCTGCGGTTTTGCGTAGTCTACAAAAGGTTATCGATTCGCCTCGTAAGGTTGACTATAACGCTGGATTTTTCAGTACAACACTACAACGTGTTATAAGTGGTATTCCGTTCCTAAGTAGAGTGTTGCCTGCCAAAATAGATGGCTATACTGGTGAGAACGAACAAGCGTATAACTCAAAATGGCTTGCTATATTAAATATAGTATCCCCAATTAAATTTAGTGCGTCTAAAACAGACCCACTATTATTGGCGGGTAGAGAGTATGGAGTTACACTTGATAGTGCCACGGGTAAGTTTACTATAAACGGTACAGACTACTCTTTGAGTGGACGAGACCTAGAAAATTTCCAACGAGCAAGAGGTAAATTAGCCGATACTTTGGGTAATGACTTTATGAACGACAAACTCTCGTTAAGTGTTAAAACTGAGGAAGGAACATATGAAACCAAAGTATACTCAGAAATGACCGACGCAGAACGCAAAAACGCTTTGGAAAACTTGCGTGACAAGTTAACACAATACAACAAAATTTCTTGGTGGGTTAGTAGCGGGCATACATACCAAACTAACGACTATGAGGAATACAAACGACTTAGAAGTCTTGGTATAAACGCAACCTACAAAAAGAAAATTACAGGAAGTAAGTATAAAGATTAAATAGAAAAAAGACCCAGTAAATTAATACTGGGTCTTTTTCTTATTTCTTTTTAGACGCTTTACAAGCCTCTGCATATTTGTTCTTTTCTTGTGCAGGTTCACTGCTGGTAGCATAAATACGTTCCAATTCAATTTGTCCCGCTAGTTTCTCAATTTCACGGTCAAATTCTCTAACCTTATATTCGGCAATTTGTCGTTTAGTCGCAATACGACTTTCCAAACGAGCCAATTTAGTTTCGATAACGCTAGCGTCAGCGTTTACATCGTCCTTTACTCTTTGTTTCTTAACAATTAGTTTGCATTGCTTGGCAACCAAGCGGTCTATTTTATTTCCAAAAATTTTCATAATAAATCTCCTTAAACAATTTTAATTACATTTGTGACGAGTTTCATCTCGTCGTTTTTTCTTACGGCAGAAACAACTACCGTGTTTGGTGTTCTATCGGTGGGCGTAAAACCTTGTCGTTCGCCGTAGCCACCATATTTTAGAAACGCATTTGCGTTATAGAAAGTTCTTTGATGTTCGATAACTTTATCGCTTACATTGTTGTATAGCAATATCATATCGGAAAAATTAACTTGGTTGTGAGTGTGGCTATGAATATATAAGTCCATATCAGGGAATATCTTAGCCATATCGTGTACCGTATTGGCTGTGGAGCCTATTCGTCTACCGCCACCGCTGCCGTGCATACCAAATACAATATACTTATTCTTGCTTTTTGTACCTCTAACTTTACCGAAGTCAAGCCTCAATATATAAGTGTCCTCTGTAAACTTGTCGGCTACACCAAGAGCATAAGCAACCGCTTTAAGTGGGTTTATACCCGCTAGCAAGTTGGTTCTATACTCGTGGTTACCACTACATACAACCAATATTTTATTCCTAATCGGGTATAGTAGTTGTATAAGCGTCTCTTGCTGTTGTTCCATTGTCATTTTTTCTTTATAACTATCGCTTTTACTCGTTTTTAACGCATTATTCATCAAGTCGCCGTTTAATATGGCATAGCAATGTGGGGTTTGTTGTACATACTCAATAGCCTCTTGTATCAAGTCCATATCACAACACTCATCACCCACGTGCAAATCACCAAGCACAACAAGTTGAAATGTTTGCGTGTTTCCTAAATCATACTTAAATTTTACCATTAAATTCCTTAATAAACTTTCGTATTTTAGCACGAAAAGTTAGTTTATTAATATCTCCTTTTGTCCGTTTTATTATAACAAATTTAACCCTTGGCACAAACCAGTCGAGTGTATAGCGTTTACAAAAGGTTTCGCCTAAAAATTCAGTTTTTGTAAACTCACCTTTATTGGCTATGTCAATCATATTCATTTTGTCTAATATAGAACACATACGCCAAATACACTCGTTTTCGTCAAAGTATCGTTCTCTTGCTCTCAATACTCCGTTGACCCATTGTTGTATTTCCCAATTTCTCGTCATATCTCTACCAAATCCTCTAATTTGTTTTTAGCGAAATCTACATACCATTGTCGGTCTAATGTATCAGGAATTATGAGTTCCCCGTTCATTAACAGACAATGTTGTGGTATCTCTGCTATTTTGTCGTACCGTGCGTTTTTACCCTCAGCGGGCGATTTGTATTTATATAATGTACCACACCGCTCGTCGGTAGTCGCAACAACCCTATTTACTTTATTGGCTATACGGTACTCGTCGTCATACACATAATAAGTTTTGTCGTAGGTATAGCCCGTTTTACAAGTGAAACAAAACGCATAAACATCGTCACACTCGTTTATAGTTTCTTCTATTGGCTTACCAAATACATAATAGTTTAGTATAGCGTTATGTGTTATCGGGGCGTTTAAGTTTGTTAATTTACGCCTACGGTCTGTTGGGTCATAATTCTCTTGGTTAGTCCACTTGCCTTTAACCTTTAAGTCTTTAATATCTTTGGCACCCAAAGGCACTTCAATGTAGTTGTTAACATCTCGTTGGTAAAAGGTTTGTATGTAGTCGTACTCCATACTAAAACCCGTCATTTCTTCCCACTCACTAACCAAGTTTTTTAAGTCGTTTACCTTGTCGTTTCCGACTTTTATGAGTAGTCCGTCTGTGTTAGATTGTATGATTTTGCAATCAACATTATTATATAAATTGTTAGCCAAAGCGGCTAAAAGTAGTTGTCCCAAATAACATACCGAACTTGCTTGTTGTGGGTCATATAGAGCGTTATACTCGTTTTTCATAGCACCGTACGTGGTGTTAAGTATCAACTTCAACGCCTCTTGTTTAGCGTGGTAGTCATAATACAAATCGGTATAACCGTTGAGTTCTTTTTCTCGCTTCATCTTTTGCTTATAAGACCTACGCAAATCATATATACCACGATATACCGCTGGGTTTGGCACATTTCGTGACATATAGTTAAAATTCATTATAAGATTTGGGTAAAATGCGTTTATTCTTATGCTTTACCATCGCATAAGCCAGACTATATCATTACCTCTCGGTAGTCACCGCTTCGAGATGCGTACTAATAGCATCTCTACTCCTTTCGGATAGTCGTTGCACTTTCGTTATAAATATATAACGCTTAGCACAGGATTGCCCTTTTATGGCGGGTTTCCCTGTTAGCCTAGTTACCTAGACACCCCTAGTAGGGTTCAATGACTTTTAGTTACGCCAAATTACTAACGTAACATCCACATTAATCAACGAATAATCGTCTGTTGCTTTAGCTATAATTCTGTCTGAAATCGTGGAGTGTATTCCACCTATACCAAACACAACCGTGTTGCCAAATAAATTAACCGTTTTGTCCTCATATTCGTTATTAAACGACTTAAACAAGTCTATAACTTCTTTTGGCAAATGCTTTTTAATATAAGGCTCCACATTTTTTGGTATCTCAAAATCTCTTGATTGCAACCTATTTAATTGTTTTGCTTTTAACGCCAACGCACACAATTTAGCATTTGTACTTCTAAGAGTTGTTATGTATGGTATGTCAAACAACTCGCTAAGCATTGTTTTACTTTGTATATACTCTTTACGGAACTCATATAACTTACAAGTTGCGTCAACATCGTGTATACAGTATTTTATAATGCTTTCTATATCTTCTTTGGTTAAATTCTCTTTACCAAAAGGCACATCGGTTTCCTCTACACTCATACCAACATTGGATTCAAACTCTTTCAACGAGCCACTCCAATCGTCATATAAGTCAGTGAATATATAGTTATTCCAAAAAGAATAATCGTTATATACCCACTCAATGTTATTTACAATAGCATTAGAAACCTCATAAACCTCTTCGGGAGATAGTTTGCGTTGGATTGCATTGAGAATACGCAAGTCATAACCTTTTATATTAAACCCAACCAAACAAACTTTGTGTATAACATCTTTAATAGCACCTAAATAATTTTCCGTTTCATTTGTAATAATATAGAGTTCCTCTAAATCATCGGGGTTTTTACATACCATACACCACCAGTGAGGGTATACTTCCATATCAAATATTAACCTTTTATAACTCGTATTACATACCTCCAAGCGTTTTCTTCGCCGGGCGAAGTTGTCTTTTTCTTGTCCAATGTTAATTGGTAACACAGTTCAGCGTCAAATCGGCTCTTTTTATATGGTAGATACCCAAATTGTTCACAATATGACCGATACTCATCATATACCCGTGTGCAACCTTTCTTGTTTAGGTTCTCAGCGGTATAACCATAATCTTCCAAATAGCATAGCACAGAAGACTGTTCTTTGCGGTACTTTTCCAAAGCAAGTTCGGAACTCAAACAACTTGTTAGTGAACCTCTTGCAATAGCCTCTTTAACATACCGAATAGCGGTTGACACCAAATATTCCATATCTTGGTCAGTCAATTTGTCCAAGAAAAATGGGTCGGGTTTGTCTATCTTGCGGTCAATGTTTATTAAAATCATTCGTCTATACAAACCTGTACTGGTATCATTAATTGCTGGTATAGTGTTACAAGCAAAAATCATCTTTGCATAATTTATAAAGTACATTGGCTCTTGGACAAACTTCTTTTGCCCAACCAACATCTCACCAGTGGTCGCCTTTTTTAACACTGGCGTATCTTTTAATGTACGGGACGAAATATCGTCACCTAAGTTGACTAATTTACCAAACAATTCTGCTGGTAGCCACTTGTCCTCTAAATCTTGTAAAGACAAGTAACTAGTATTCTCACGTCCCGCAACTTTCTCGATTAATTTTAAGTATGTGGACTTACCCGTACCACCTCCACCATAACACACAAAGAATTTTGAAAAAATGTTTTTGCGTATTAAAGTGTAGCCAATTATTTCATATAACAACGCTTTCTTGTCCATCTCTTCTGCACATAAAGTGTTGAAGAACATATCTATCGTACCACTATATTCAGCGGCGTCGTAGTAGTTAATTGGCACAAAAGTAGTGTTATATTTAGACGGGTCGTGTGGAGAGAGTGTCCCCGTAGCAATGTTATAAATACCGTTGTTAAAGACGATCTCGTTCCACTCTTTGTTAGCCTCATCTACTGGTACCCAAGACTTTAAGGCAAGGAATTTTATAACCTCTTTACGATTTTGTTCTTTCAAATTCTCGCTATATTCAAAGTGAATAAGGCGTTCAATTTCTGTGGTTTCCTTAACCTCTTTATAGTATTTGCCGGTGTATTTGTAAAACACACCACCAATGTTGACAATGTTATACTTTTCAAGTATTTGGTTTGCAATTTGTTCTTCCAAACAAACTTTTCTACCGCTAACCTTATCCTCGTGTTGCTCAATTAAACTATCTCTCAATACGGTATTCTTTAACTCTTTCTCGCTAAGTGGTTTCTTAAACAAGAAGTTGTTAATCAGTTTAATCGACTCAACTTTCTCATCGGTGGTCAAGCCTGAGGCGTAATCCATAAGACTTAGGAAATGTTTTAGCAGAGCGTCGTTACGCCCATCACCCTCGCCCAAATCAATCAAGTCGGTTGTTTGTTTGAATTGCTTAATCGGTCTAAGCCAAAACGGCACCTCGTCCACGTCATCTGTAATAGTACCCCACTTGCGTTCCGTGTCATTTACAGGCAATATCACATAACCTTTTCCCGCCGTTCTAGTGTCCACTTTAATACCCAAAGCACACACATCGCCAGCAGTTTGATAACTATCTTTCACATCTTTGAATATGAAATGCCCGCCGTGTAAAGTTCTATTGAAAGCAAACTTTACTTTTTGTTTTGTTAATACCGTGTACGCTTTGGCTGCCGCAACCTTATTGTCGATATCTATAACCAAATAACCTTGTGGAATACACCACCCCACACGATTATTTTTGTATTGATTTGACAACAAGTCTGCTATAACATTGTACTCGTACAAAGTATCGTTTATCGGGGCTTTTCTTTTTTGGTATGCCCCGCAACCCTCCTCAGTCTCGGTTTCCCCTTTGTACTGAGGGTAAATTAACCTATAATTACTGTTCGGATAACATTGATTGAAAGTTTCAAACTCGTTCATCCGTCAATACTCCTTTTAAGTACGCATCTCGACTCTCTTTGTTTTTTATGGCGTGCCAAATATTTTCCTCTATCGTACCTCGAGAAATTAGCACGGTATACAAGACATTATTCTTTTGTCCATCTCGCATAACCCGACCACACATTTGGTCATAGTTGAGAAAACTATAATCATAACTATAAAAAATCATATTGTTGCAATATTGCAAATTAAGCCCTTCGCTTTGCCCATATTGAATAAACAATATTTGTTTATTTGGAAAGTCTTTTGGGTCTGTGGTATTTGTGTATGGAAGTGTTTGTAATTCTTCCAAATCGTGTTGGTAATAGTATACCACTATAACCCGCTCAGTTTCACACAAGAAGTCCTCTAAGACATCTTTCAACTCCTTTAACTTTTTATTTTCACACACTATATGAGTTTTACCAAACTTGTCGTAGAAAAATCCGTTCGCCGCCTGATGTTTCTTATTAACAGCCTCTAATTGCGTCATTGTATCTTCATACTCGTCTGTCTCAATGATACCCTTACAAAAACGCTTGTAGGTAGGACTAACCATACCCTCAATGTATATGAGGTTGGTTGTACTATCGGGTAAATCTACACAATCCTCAGTTCGTTTAACCATACAATGCTTACCAATTCTAGTGGTCAAATCGTGTATATTATCTTCTCTCGGGTATAAAGGTATTCTAATACTGAGTTGATAACCTCGTTTGGTTTGAACTTGTTGCGGTCGTGTTACATAATACTTCCACAAAAAGTCATCTTTATTTTCATAAAACTCAAATATACCCATATTATTGTAAATATTATACACATCTAAATAATCGTTAGCCACTGGTGTACCAGTCAAGCCCCAAACATATTCAGCCCGATTGTTTATAATCCTCATATATTTACCAATATTGGTTGTAGCACCTTTTATGCGGTGTACCTCATCTAGTATTACCACATCAAAATGTTGTCGTGTTATCTCTTTGTGCCGTGCCAATTTCTCGTAGTTCATATATGTTATATCGTGTTGACTGACATCTATTCTATTCTCAACTAGCCATACTCCATTTAGCACTCGCTTTGGTGCTACAATAAGTACCCTTTTAGGCGGTAACTCGTGTAGTCCGCCAAGAGCGGTTAGGGTTTTTCCACTACCCAAGCCAAAAAATAAACAAAATTTTTTATTTTTTAGTAGGGCGTCCCGTCCTTCTTTTTGGTGTTCTCTTAGTGTTATCATTTTTAGCAATCATTCCTTTTCCGTATAAGTACCCTTGTGCAATAGCCAATGCCTCGTCCATCTCCTTTTCAGTTGGTTGTCCTACAATAAGCAACGCCTCGGGTATATCATTTTCCAAACACCCATACATCCTACGCTCAAACGATTGTTTATCAGCACCAATAAATATTGGTATTTGCTCGTTTTTCAAGAACATATCTAGTACTTCATTAACCTCTCGGCTCTTGAATTGGTCTGGGTCCGCAATAGTGATTGTCTTTTTACCTTTTATATAACTCTTATAGTTTCTATCCCAAATGTTAGTCGCTTTTAGTATTGCATACTCGGTATTTGCCGACCATACTTTTTTGGCGAAATCCTCACAATTTACACCAACAATAATTAAATTCATATCTAACCTCTTTCAATTAAATTCACAACAGTTTCCAAATCGTCCGTGAGCAAATAGATGCCTCCACTACGCTCTATGTTTCGTTGGTGAACCTTTTGAGCCTCGCTTTGTTCGTTTTTTGCCCCCGTACGCTTAACCTCAATACCAAGAAATTTACCGTTCCAGCAACACACCAAATCGGGTATCCCCGGCTTGACATACTCATCGCCGTGTACTTTGAAATGGTAAATTCCCTTTGAAAATAAATACTCTTTAATCTTATTTTCTATCGGTTTCTCACGCATTATGCTTTCACTGGTTGAAATTGTGTAATCTCAAAGAATTTACTTTCTTCAAACGATTGTGTTTCCGCATTGAAAGTTGGTTTTTGTCTTTTTACAACGCCAATAAACTTTTTGTTTAGTAATTTATCGTTCAAGTCATCTGTGTCAGTGATACTTAACAAACTGTCGTCTACAGCAGTCACAAACTTTTTAAGACGCCATAGCATATTCTCAACCAATGGAAAGAACAATCGCATACTCTCGTTGTCCTTAGTCGTGCACTCAACAACCAACATATCATCGCCGTTTTTGTTCAAGCGAGTGTCAACCCCGCTAATCTTAAAAGTGTAAGTACCTTCCTCTGAAATACCAACCCACTCGCTTACTTTAACATCATTAAAATTAATTTGCATATTACCATTCTCCCTCTGTTTCATTTATTTGTTCATCATCTTCAAACGGGTTATCTCCCGTAGGTTCAATAACCTTAATAGTCTTGTCATCATCTAAACTCTCACCCTCGTAGAGTTTTTTCATCTTGTCATATGTAAAGTTTTCATAATACCTACCACAAGTTAGAACAGTGCCTTTGGATGTTCTAAACTTGGTGTCAATATTAGGGTGCCCACCAACATATGTTAGGAACTTTACTACGCCCGTACCATCGCCATCGGCAACAGTCTTTTTGCAACAATACAAAACAGCCGATGGGTGTTCCAACAAAATCTTGCCGTTATTAATAGTCATCTTTGGCACGAGTTCCTTAGTCTGCTCACCAGTAATACTGTCTGTCTGATTGTTTTCTTTGATGTGGCAAACCAATACAAACTCAACCGAGCCGTTAGCTAATGTGTCAATTTTGTCTCTCATATCTAGCATTAACTTACCAACGACACCATATTCTTGCTGTGTCAACATCTTGCCTTTTTGATGTGTCATATAATTAACCAAACTTTCTTGCACCGTAGTATAAGGGTCAATCACGACACTCTTAAAGTGTTTGTTACCTTTTAACTCATCTAACAAACTCATTAGTTTTTGGTATAGCGACATAGAGTTACTTGTAGGCGTGTCATTATCCAAAGTTATCATCTGTACCTCATCATCACTGTAACCACGCAATACTTCTGCACCACCATCATTGCCCAAACTAATCAGTAACATTGGCTTAGGAAAAGTACCTGCAACGGTAGTTTTACCACTACCCGGCTTACCTAGTATTACCGTACTAGAATTGTGTGTGGCTTTACTAATGCCACTAAGTTCTTTCAAATAATTACTCATCTCTTACTCCTTTTTACTTTTTGTTTCTTTCTTAATCTCTTTGTTTTCAGTAACTTCTTGTGGCGTCTCATCTGTTGTTGGTGCTACAACTAGACTGGCAATTTCTTGTAAAATACCATTCGCCTTTCCAACAATCGCTTGTTGAATAAATACAAAATCATTCGCTGTCATCTAAAATACTCCTTTTAATATAAATTACCCATTAGGGCTGGTAGGGCGAGTGAGAATTAAACTCACTTGGTTGGAGGAACGCCAAAGTTCTATCGCCCCATAAGTAAGGGTCACCCCTTAACTAAACAATGTTTTGAACAATCTGTCAAAACTATCTCTACTATCCTCAACATACTTGCCGTTGTATCTCGTAAAACTACCATAGTCTTTGGTAAACTCATCTTCTAATTTTTTAAGTTTCTTGTACTCCTCGTTCAACTCAGCAAGTCTATCTTTTTTGCGTGCAAGTTTTTCTTTACGTGCTTTTTCAGCGTTCTTAAATTCAGTCTCAGCATCCTTGCACTCTTGTGGACTGTCAAATCTCTTGTTCAATAATTCACTGTAATACTCAATTTTCATAAAAACATCTCCTAAAAATAATTTTCCCACACCACCCAACCAATTTATTACGGTATATGTTTGCTACAATGACAATAATCATAAAAGTCACATTTGGTACACATATAACTATTCTTTTCCAATACATACCCTTTGGACATATCTTTGATAACATTATCGATGTTGCCAAAGACTTTTTCCAAACGAGTTAAATCCAACGGCTCTATTGATATTTGGACATACGGTTTACTAGCCAATTCATCTAAAATATCAGCGTAATCATCTACATTTAACCCCAAGTCTTTAATCTTATTCAAATACTTTTCAACCGTAGTGTATTGTGCTTTGTCTTTTGATAAACCGCCGTTTTTCAACACACGAGGTTCGTTTAGTTCTTGCTTTGGTATGTTTATGTAACCCGTTTCAATCTCTGTTAATGCTACACCCGTTGCTTTGTGGTACAAAAAAGCATAAATATACATTTGCTCATCTACCATTAATTCATTGTAGCCCTTACTACCAGTAGAAAATTTATAATCTGTTATTAATGTTTTACCACGCTCATCATTATACCACACGGCGTCTATAACACCTCGTAAATTGTCATCTTCAACGGGAACTTCTTTGCCAACTAACCGATAGCCCATACCACTCATAAAACTATCTATACACCCAAGAACATTACTAAAATAATTATGCCACGAGTTTATCTTAAAATATTCCTTTAATTCTGGGTATAGCAACTCGTCAGGTATAACACGAGTTTCCATCACTTTATGTGCCATAGAACCAAACTCAAAATGGATGCTCTTTTGTTCAAGCCCGTGGTTATAAATCAAGTCCCATTTCTTTTGGCAACCCAAATAAGTGGTTATCGCCGAATGGCTCGTTTTTTTCATCTTTTTCACACTCCTTCCATATAATAGTAAGACAAAAACTGTCTTATTTTCCCAACGATTTTACTTTTTCTTTAATGCTTTTTAATTGTCTATAAAACTCACTCTTACTTATCCCAAACCGCTGTTGTATGCTATCGTATGGCTCACCCATAACCAAGTGTCTATATAATAGTAACTCTCTATCATCAAGACACGATAACAACATCAAGTGAAATTCAAAATCATTTGGGGCAATCACAAAGTCATAGTAGTCATCTACATCATCGTGTTCTAATTGCTTGTTTCTATTCCGCAATTCGTGTAGCATAGTTCGTTTGGCAAATGTGTTACACACCTTGCCCATCTCCTCGATTGTCCACTCTTTATCTTGTTTCAAACACCAGTCGACACCTCGTATAATCCCCACAACACCATCTTGTATCAAATCCTCGTCGTTTGGGTGCCCGTAGTGTTTGGCTAAATTATTGGCAATAGGTTGCATTTGTAAAATATAATCAACTCTATCCATTTTTAATACTCCTCAGTTTCTTTCTCAGTCTATCACATTGTGCCGTTTTCTTTTCTAATTCATATTCTAACCCCTCAAGTTCCTCGATATAATCTTGGCAATCGGTATCCCAAGTATTAATCAAATTTTCTATTTGTTCAATACCAACCAAAATCGTATTATTTTCGCTATCGTGTAACACTACATTTCCGTGTCCATCAGCAAACATTGTAAATCTCATTTTTTCACCTCTAATAAATTTTTATTACCATAAATTCTTTCAACGCAT